CTGTTTCAAACAGCACAGGAATCTCAAAATCGTCTACTGGAGAGCCACTAGCATCTGTAGCGTCCTTGACTACAGCTATACCAAAGACATGTCTCTGACGTTTAATTTGAGAGTATATAGCCTTTGTTCTTTCAGGTAACGAGCTATAATCTTGAATGTACCCTGCAGGTTTACCGCAATTAAATCCACCTGATGTATCCATCAAGTCATTATTTAAACTATCAGATAAAATAGTCTTGATGTACTCACCTCGTTTGCCTGTTTCAGCAGACTTCTTAGGGTCAAAGGATTGAAACCTCTGATATGATTGTCTCTGCATAAATGGTCTAAGAGATAGTGTAGACATATATATCTCTTCTCCATCAGTCTTACGTATACATAAAGACCCTGCAGGAACTACTTCCATCTTTACTTTTTTACCATTTACATCTTGAGTACCCATGATGGCTTCTCGTAGTATTTTAACTCTAGCTAATTGAGAAGTCTTCTTCTCTGTTCCAGAGCCACTAGGTGCAGTCGCAACTCCCATAACTTTAGCCATATCAGCAAAATTTACAGAGCCGTTAGAAGTTATTAATTCATTAGTCATATTTATACATCCTTTGTTTCTAGCCAATTTGGTCCTATCTTGGCTTCTAATAATAGTGGTACGTTGAAGTCTATCCCATAATACTTGTTAATTAGGTCGTGCAGATTTTCATTCAAAGTCTTTACTGCCGCTCTCACCTGATGCTCTTCATTAGGATGGACATCAACTACAATCGAATCATGTACTGTGTTTACCAGACAACTGTGGTGCTTGTCAAGTAGTTTTTCAAATTCTAACAAAACTATTGGCACTACGTCTGCCGTAGCAAACCCTTGTACAGGATAATTTTTTATCATAGTAAAATTAGTTACGCTTCCATTCATTCTCCTTTTCATGTTTTCAAATTCATAT